CCATTTGCCTGCTGCTTGTGAGTCTGGGTGTAAGGAAACATCTGGAAATATCGCTTGATAACTGGACGTGCCAAATAGATCTCTTACTTTACGTCCGAATTTGACCGCCAAATCTGCCGTGTGCGTGGCTTGAATAATTTTTAATCCAGGTTTTTTCCCAACTAGCCATGCTGGGAACATGTGACTTGCGAATTCTGACTTGGTGTGTCTAGGAGGCATGTTAATAATCAACCGTTTTAATCGACCATCGGCAATGCGTTCAAAAGCATTTGCCATAATACGGTGATGACTGCCTTCTATGAACTGTGGCCATTGGGATTTTACAAAGTCTAAGAAACTCTGTTCGCACTTTTCTACTTGATTGAGTTCTTTAAGCTTTTCTGTGAGCTCTAAGTACTCTTGAAGTATTTCTTCTGGGAGCTGATCCCACAATTCTTTATCTATTTCCAAAATAATTTTGCAGCAATTTTTTTCAATGATAACCTTTAAACCATGGACTTGTAAAGCTATTTCCAAAATCCATGGAATATTTATCTGAGGAACTCAGGCGGATACGTGCCTACACGGGAGCGTAAAAAAGGGGGGGTGGGGTACTTATATAACGGTTTAACTAATAGGTACTACTTTATTACTACTTTTATACCTTTATTTAATAGCTATATAACTACGCTTATAAAAAGCCCTTTACTTTTACTTTAATAAGCGTATAGTAAAGGGGTAAGTAAGTAGTTAGTTATATTAATTACTTACTTAGGTTCCCACATAATGTGGGGTGTGTTAAATGAAATAGGAAAATGCTATGTCTAAGAAGACAGCTAAAGTAGAAGCCCAACTCAATAGAGTTGACGCTTTAAAAATCCTACGAGATGCTATCGGTAACGATGTTGGCGCAGAGAAGGCACTTGATGTGTTTACTCGAGTTAATACTAAAACCGCTAACACTAGAGGCTTCAAAGCTGATCACGTACTTGTGCGTACAGCTAAAAGCCCTAATGCTGGTTATATAGCTACTCGTGTGGAGCTTGCTGACGGGATGACTGTTGCAGATGCTATGAAAACCGTACCTAACGGTCATCATGGTTCTTACCGCTATGTTGATATCAACTATGATATCAAATGTGGTTATCTGCAAGATCCTAGAAGCTAAGAAATAGAGTCAGGTTCTCCTGATTGATTCTGTGAAATTCGGAAGGATCGCCCCTGCGCAGCAAACAGGATTCAGTCTACCGCCCATTCTAGAATGTATATAGTTATAGGGCTATAGGCAATAGGCATTGTTCTATTGTACCTTCTTTTTGTCTTTTTGGCAAGTGGCAAGAAGCTTAATTGTAGATAGTGGCAAGTCTTTTATTCAGTAGTAAATAACCCTTTACTTTCACAAATTGGCTAGTATAATGGTAGTTAAGTAAAGGAGTTAACTTTACTTGGGTTCCTAGTCCTGGCTGCTGGGGTGTGTTAAACTATTAATATAGGAATTATGCTATGAATAATCAAAAAGTTAATAAAGCTAAAGAAACTACTAAAGTAGTTAGTCCTGAAGATGCTAGAGCTCAACTCGGAGTCGCCGTTGCTGGTGACCCTGCGTTAGCTTCCGCATTGGAAGTTCTTGTAGCTCAAGCTACTCGTAAATCAAGGAGTAAAGGTTCCCAGTTTCAGACTCAAATGTCTGAATATATGGACTCAACTCTTGCGATAAACGAGTCACGCTTAGTTAAAGCTCAAGCGAGAAAACACCACGAACGTGCGGAGTTTGCCGATGGTAAAACCTTACGGGAATGTGTTGACTCAACTTACTTTGACTGGGCTGATTTGAAGTATGATCTTGTCACCTGTCGCTATCTAGTGATTGTTGACGGTCCAGACTTCGAAGCTTAGAGTCTAGAGTGCGGAGGTTGTAGAACCTCCGCTTCTCGCCCTAGATTGGTTCTGTAAAATAGTCTACCAAGGGAGAAGTTGTGTCTAGTCGTCGAGCCTCTCTGATTCACCCTCAAGCAATGTTCCTTCTGGCAATATTCCTCCCGTTGCGTGATATAGTTGCTGCATTCTGGCAAGAATCTCATCCTTATTCATGGTGTCTACCTTGTTGACTGTGAGCTCCGACCTGTTAATGTACAATCCAGCAGCTTTACCACGAGAGACTTCTGCTGTTACCGCAGCAGACCAAGCACCATTCCGCATTGCGCCATCTCTTATGTCCTTCAAATCTGTTAGATGCACACCAAGCGTCAAGCCAGATTTGAGGGCTCCTATTTCTTGAAGAGCGGTTATACGGTCTAAGACTCTGGGGTTATTTTTACTGGCAAGCATAGTACCAGCTCTTGTTGCGTTCTTTTCTGAGTAACCTGCTGACTTGGCAGCCTCGGTTTTGTTCATACCCTTAGCAACATTCTGGGCAAACTTCTCTTGTTGAGGGGTGAGGGTTCCTGATCCTTTCGTTCTCGACATCTGTACCTTTATCCTGTTCCCCTTGTCTAACAAGGAAAACCTAGTTAATACCAGATATCTATTATATAAGTACCACTGTTCTAAAGTAAAGCTTCTAAAATACTACACACGTCATCAATGTGTAAAATTACCAATTCATTACTTAGTTATTATCATGAAAATACCAATACTCAGTCAATAGTCTCTACTCAATAGTACCTTAAATCGAGTGGTTACAAGTTACAGGTCAATAAGCTATTGAGCTATTGGCTATATTGATGGTTTTTTGTGTTTTTATTTTTTCTTTTGTGCAACTCCATATACCAATAGCCCATTCTCATTTACTTATGTATGAGTATTCGCGACTTCACAGGTAAGTAGTCACTAACTTAATATTGGCCAACCTCTGAATTGAGTAAGTAAGTAAGTACTTACTTACTTTGTAAAGGGGTTACAGTCCCTTTACTTACTCAGTTGTTTATTCACCATTACAGTAAATATGATCTTCATCCTCAGGGTTTACTTGATCAGGGAACTTACTAAGTAGTTCTTCATCGGTGTACTTATCAACACACATAAGACAAAGAGGAATATTAAGGTGAGTTTGAGTTTGAAGATTCCTTTCATCTTCCACCCTCCCGCAAAGTTGGCATTGATTATTCATACATTTTCCCCTACAAAGAACCCCCCATCAATCAGACTACCAATAAACCCATCATCAACAGTAAGGTAGTTAAGCCCTAACCGATGAGATATAAAATCTACAGCCTCAACCAGCCCACCGTTAGTTGGATCAATCTGTTCAGTGACCGTAAAACCAGCACACGTTTGATAATACTCATGATCCATAAGTAACCAAACTACGCCATCTTCCCACAGTTTATAGTCTTCACCCAGTAGAATAGTAGCCACTTCGGGACTTAATAGCTTACGCTGTTCAGGAGATAATTCTAGGACTATACTAGCCCCAGTTTCTTCCCCCCAACTAGCACAGACCATAGGTATATTACCACTAAAGTGTTCAGGGATATTTTTATCTTGACTTTGATATTCTATTAAACCGTTTTCGGCATACAGGTCTTCCGCACTTAGGTTATAGTATTCAAGACGATGAAACATATTATGATTTTCCCGTACTACTTTAACCACTGGTTGAACATATTCAACATATCTTTCTAGATTATTCATACATTTTCCTTTTTTATTTCGCTAAAAAATCTTAGCTTATAGTTATTATACTAGCCACTAAGTGAGTCTAAAGCCAGTTGTTTATATTTTGTTAAGTTCGTAGTCTCTGACGTGAGAGTATTTAGTCACCCATGTACGAGAACCAGTTTCTTTGTAATGAAATCTTTCGCCTGTTCCAAAATCTTCGAGTATTACTCCGTCAAACGATTCCCACCCCTGTAACACTGGGTCGCTCGTTAATTCTTCAACAGGTATGCGGTCGCCCGAAGCATCGTCTCGGCAAGGGTCTATCAGTAGACCAAACAACTCCGAGTAATGTTTTTCTATTTTTTCAACCTGATCTGCTTCACAAACGCATGCGAACACTTCTGGTTCATCAACCTCGTGCCTGTATTGGTAGTATAGTTTATAGAGTTTCATTCCTAATCCTAACATATTCCGTTAACGCACTTGAAAAGCTACAGCCACGAAGACTGATCCCGTAGTAAGTGAACTCTTTTGAGCGGTGAACTGAGATATGATGATA